GTACCTGCGGGTGGGCTGGGACAAGACGATGGCCAACCACGTGCTGATCGATGCCCTGCCTCCGGACGCGGCCATACCGCAATGGCGGTCAGGCCGGCTGGCAGCAGTGACGTTCTGGAGGGAGCTGCCTGCCCAGGACAACCGGTACACGTGGCGGCACCTGGAGCGGCATGAGCCCGGCCGTATCTGGCACGGCCTGTACCGAAGCCGGGGCGGAGACAAGCTGGGCGAGCGTCGACCTCTGACCGAGCACCCGGACACGAGAGCCTTTCACCGCCTGGCCAACCGCCAGGGAGTGGTGGACACCGGCGCTACAGGCATGACCGCCGAGTACGTGCCCAACATGCGGCCCAACCGCATGATGCGCGGGTCGCTGCTGGGCCGCTCCGACTATGACGGCATCGAGCCGGTGCTGGACGGGCTGGATGAGGCGTGGTCGTCCTGGATGCGGGACCTGCGCATCGGCAAGGGCAAGGTGCTGGTGCCGGAGGTGTACCTGCAGCACCTGGGACGCGGTAAGGGCTTGGCCTATGACGCGGAGCAGGAGGTGTACCAGGCCATCTCGGCCCTGCCCAGCATGGACAAGGGCATGCAGTTGCAGGTGGTGCAGTTCGCCATCCGGGTGGCCGAGCATGATGCCACCACCCGGGCGCTCTGGGGCCAGGCCGTGCACGGTGCCGGCTACTCGGCCAGCACGTTCGGCGAAGACAGGGACGGGCCGGCGCCCACCGCCACGGAGATCAAAGCGCGGTGGCGGCGCAGCCTGACCACCCGAGGCCGCAAGACCAACTACTTCCGGGGACGGCTGGCCCGGCTGTGGGAGACCGCCCTGGCCGTGGATGCCCGGCAGTTCGGCCGCAAGATCACCCCTGTGCAGCCCGTCGTGGAGTGGCCAGACGCCGTGGCCGTCGACCCGGAGCAGCAGGCCCACACCCTCCAGATGCTGGACGGCGCTCGGGCAGTGTCCACCCGCACCAAGGTGGAGATGTTGCACCCGGATTGGAGCCCGGAGCAGGTGCAGGACGAAGTAGAGGACATTCTCGCCGCCAACGGCCCGCCGGCGCCGCCTGGCGGCGCCGGGCCAGACGATCAGTAGGGTCACGGCTTGCTGAGTAGCCGCCAGGTGGGATGCCGATCCGGGTCCTGCGCTCTGCGGTCATAGCGGCGGGTGGTACGCGGGTCCGCGTGGCCCAGCGCGTCCTGCACGTCCTGTAGTGGCACCCCATCACGCAGCGCTTCGGTGGCCATGGTGTGCCGCAGGGAGTGCGGAGACAACGTGTGGGCCACATGGTGCAGCTCGGCGTACCCGGCCAGCCGGCGCAGCAGACGCCACACTTCGTTGCGGGCCACCCGCGTGCCGTACCGGGTGACCAGCAGCGGGCGGCGTGCTGCGGCTTGCCCGTCCACGGCCGGCAGCAGATCCGGACGGATGTCCTCGCGCAGGGCAAGGTAGGTCTGGATACGCCCATACAGCGCGGGGGGTAGGGGGATGGTGCGCTGCTTACGGCCCTTACCCCGCACCAGCAGGTTAGGGGTGCCTCGGTCCCAGCCGATGTCCTCCACGTCTGCCCCTAACAGCTCCCCGACGCGCACGCCGCCGGCCCACAGCACCCACGTGATCACGGGGGCGCGGACGGACGGCAGCCAGTTGGGTTCACGAGCGGCCAACGCGTCGGCCGCGGCCATCAACGCCCGCCGTTCGTCTGTGGACAGCACGGCCGTGGTGGAGTGGTCCCGGTTGACGACCGGCCGTTCCTGACGTTCCAGCTCGGCGGCCGGGTTGCGGGTCACCCCGGGTACTCGCTCTCGGAGTAGCCACCGGTACCAGGAGGCCACCGCAGCCACCATGCGGGCCATGCTGGCCTCGGCGTACCGGTCGCGCAGGTCGCTTTGCCAGTCCAGCACGTCGGTGTGCCTGATCGGGCCGAGTGGGTCCAGGCCCCGAGCACGGCACCAGGTAACCCAGTGCCGCACGTCCCGCTGGTAGGCCCGTCCGGTCTCGGCGCTGCGGCGGGAGGTAGCGAACTTCTCGGCCAGGGCGACGGCCGGGTCCTGCTCGGTGTGGTACGGGCCGGCCGGGGAGGTGACCACCTCTGCGGTCAGCACGGTCACGGGGCATCTCCTCAGCCATGGACGGCGATCACCTGGACCCCTGTGTGTCATGAGGAGTCCCGGTGCGTGCAGCTATCGGGGGGCGGTTCGGGGGCACCGTAGCATCGTGTGGCGGTAACTGACATTACCGCCACATCACCTACCCATGGGTAGGTTTCGCTTTCTGATTCCGCCCGTGAACGCGAATCCGGGCGAGAGTCCTCACGCCAACGACAACCCCGACCCCGGGGGCATAGCGGCAGGTCAACACGCCCGTCCGCGCAGATCACCCGACCCCGCAGCAGTCCCGCCGCGGGGTCTTCGTATGTCCAACCTTCCGGCCGCCGGGCGCGTGCCGGACACACGCCCTGGAGGGCACCTATGAGCGAGCAGACGCTGCCGGGCGCGGTGGTCACTCCCCACGGCCGGTACCCCGGCCAAATCATCGGCTACCGCCGAAGCGGTGCGCCGATCCGTGTCGTGGCCGGCGGTTCCGGTCAGGACGCGCCCGCTGGTGGAGATAGCGGTGGCGACTCCATGGGCGGGGACAGCACCACCGAGACCGGTACCACCCCCGACCCGACCGAGCAGCAGCCCGCCGGGCCGGCGGACGCCGGCAGTGACACCACGGTCGTACGCGACCAGCCCACCACCAGTGAGAGACAACAGACCGACAGCAAGCCGGCCAGCCGGCAGTCCCCACCGTCCAAGCGGCCTCTGGAGGAGTTCCCGGACGACATCAGGGACTACGTCAAGGACCTTCGCAAGCAGGCCGGAGACGGCCGGGTGGGGATGCGCACCGAGAAGGAACGCGCCGACACCGCCGAAGGACGGCTGCAGGAAGTGCTGGAGGGCTTTACTCAGGTGCTCGGGCTGACCCCGCAGGCACCCCAGGATGAGCCACAGGACCCAGCCCAGGTGGCCGCGCAGCTCACCGAGCAATTGAGCACGGCCCGGGAGGAACACCGTAAGACCCGCATCGAAATGGCCACGTTTCTCGCGGCCCAGAGCTCCGATGCGGACGCCCGGGCGCTGCTGGATTCGCGGTCCTTCGGTGACCGTGTCAGCGGGCTGGACCTGGATGCCCCGGACTTCGCGGAGCAACTGGCAACGGCCATCCGCGAGGCCGTGGAGGAAAACCCGAAATTCCGCTCGACCACCCTGTTGCCGCATGTGGACGAGCCCCCGAGTGGCGGTCAGTTCTCCGGCGGGCCCGGTGGACAACCAGCACCGGAATCCATGTCTGTCGAGGACCACCTGCGGGTCATTAGCACCCCGGGGTGAGTCCTGCATAATCCGAGGAGTATCGCGTGGCTAACACTCTGCTCACGCCTTCCATGATCGCCAGGCGTGCCCTGGCCACCCTGTACAACCAGACGGTCATGGCGCAACTGGTGTGGCGTGACTACGAGCCGGAATTCGCCGGCAAGATCGGCGACACCATCACCATCCGCAGGCCCCCCACCTTCACGGCCGAGGAGTTCGTACGGGCCAACGGCATCACGGTCCAGGACGCCACGGAAAGCGGCATCCCGATGACCCTCAACCACTTCGCGGACGTGTCCTTCGGGGTGACCGCTGAGGATCTGACGCTCAAGATCGACGACTTCGGGGAGCAGTTCCTGACCCCGGCCATGGAGGCCATCGCCCAGAAGATCGAAGGAGATCTGCTGGCGCTACGCGTCGATGTGGTCAACACCGTGGGCACCGTGGCCGGGGAGGTGTGGGACACCCCGGAGGCACTGATCGCTGCGCGCCGGGTGCTCACCCAGAACAAGGTGCCGCACACCGAGCGGCGTGCCGTGGTCGGTGCCGTGACGGCCGGCGAATGGCTCAAGACGGACCTGCTCAAGAAGGCCGACGCGCGTGGGGACACCATGGGTCTGCGGGAGGCCTCGCTGGGTAACAGGCTGTTCGGCTTTGATGCCTACGAGACCAACAGCATCGTGGTGCCGTCCCCACAGGGGCCGGGAATCTCCACGACCGAAGTGAACATCGGGTTCCACAAGACTGCGTTTGCCCTGGCTATGCGGCCACTGGCCATTCCGCTGGGAGCGCGGGACCGGTCGGCCATCGCCGACTACAAAAACTTCGGGCTGCGGGTGACCTACGACTACGACATCCAGTCCAAGCAGGACATCATCTCGATCGACACCCTGTACGGGTGCAAGACGATCGATGCCACTCGCGCCGTCACGATCCGGGGTGCTCTCGGCACGTGAGCCCTGGCCAGGGGCCAGCCGGCTGGCCCCTGGCCGCGCTCCACCACCAACCATGCAGTCAGCCCTGACGGAGAGGCCCCATGACTGAACCAACGCAGGACACGACTGAACCAACGCAGGACACGACTGA